CAACTACAGGGCCTGTAGATACAGCAGTAACACGACCTTGAGCATCAACTGTGATTGTATCAATCTTAGTTCCGTCAGCAGCATCACCGTGAGTTCCCGCACCGATACCCGCAGCAGGTACAGCAGTTAGGTAGCCAACAGCATCGTGGTCTCCCCAACCGTAAGCGTCGTCCCAATTTGAAATCTGAGTAGCTGTAATTCCGCTCGCAACGTGAGCAACGAATACAGGGTCAGTTTCAGTGAAAGATTGTAAGTAACGTCCGTCTAAAGAGATAGAAGCACCTGCGTTACCTACACCTGTAAGGTTAAGAGTACCGCTAGAGAAAGTAGCTCCACTGATATAGTCGATGTCGTTATCGTTAGCAGAAGTAAAGGTAACTGAGTCAGTTCCTGTAGTGATAGTCATACCACCTGCACCTACGAAAGTAACAGTGTCACCTACGCTAGAAGCTGCAACATCAGTCTGTCCTGATACCTCGATAGTTCCGTAGTCGTTAGACTCCGTGTAACTGCGTAAGTAGCGTCCGTCCAAGTTTATAGTACCGCCTGCGTTACCTGTACCTGTAAGCTCTAGTGCGCCTGTAGCAGCGTCGAAAGTACCACCGCTAATGTAGTCAATGTCGTTATCGTTAGCAGTAGAGTACTCGCTAGGGACAGGGATAGGGTGGAAGGTTGTTCCGTCGTTGGTGAATGACCAACGGTCAGCAGCCTCTCTCCATATCAACTCTACGTTTGTGCCTGTTCCACGCTCTACTTCAAGACCTGCGTCTTCAGAAGGAGTGCCTGTCTCATTAGAGTTAAGAAGAAGTTTGTTGTCTTCAATCTCTACTTGCTCTGAGAGCTTAGTGATTATAGAACCGCTTACAGTAAGGTCACCCTGAACAGTTACGTCTTCAGTGAAAGTCTTGTTTCCACCGATAGACTGATTGCCCGAAGTTACAACAACTGTGCTGTCTACAGCGAACTCAGTTCCTGATAAGTCAATACCTGTACCGCCTGTGTAGGTAGTATCCGTAAATACTGCACCTGTAGGTACATCTGTTAATACTTGAGAGTCATCAACCTTACCACCTAAAGAGGTAGAAAGACCTGTAACGCTAGACTGAGGTATTGCACCTACAGAGATAACGCCCGAAGACTCAGTGATAGTTGTTCCGTCAGCAGCCATACCTACATACTTCCACGATGTAGAAGACGTTTCGTAGACTTTGATTACGCCGCTGTGGTTTACGACCTGACCATTAAATGGAGAAGAAGGCAGAGTTCCTGTAGTTTGAATACCGAAGTTCTGAATCTCATTACCGTTAAGGTCAATGTCAATCAAAAATTTAGAAGCCATTTTTTTTGTTATTAGTTATTAGTTAAGATAAGCCTTACCCTTGAAGGCAGTTTTAAACGTCAAGGTCAACGACCTATCGTCGGTATAAGAAACATCGCCTACAACAAAGTTACCTACCGAGTCCACTACTGTGACAGCGGGGTACGACCCTATGTTATGAGATATATTCCATATATTAGTGCTAACGGTTTGGTTGAAGGTAAACGTTCTGTTCGACCATTCTGTTCCGTTTAGCGTCTTAGATAGCACCTGACCCATAAGCCCTGCGTTACCATTGTTGTCTTTTATATCACCTGAGAAACCTACAGCAGTTGGAGACACGCTCATAGGCAGCGCGTTTCCCGCACCGTCCTGTAAGCTCTTCTCTGTTGTTGCCTCTTGTGAGTCAGAGGTTTTAATTAGACCCTTATAGGTGTCTTTTGGTTGCTGTCCCTGTAATGTAGCCATAGTTAGTTATATACCTCGTTTTCCCAATTAGTTGTAATAGTCTCCCAATTCACTGCCCACAAATCCCAAGTTATTGGCGGGATTGATATTACAGTGCAAGAGTAATAGTGTCTGTTCTCTATGTATGTCGCGCTTGTTCCTGTCGACACACAATTTGAGTTATATCCGATTTGCCTTCCTAACGTATACATTATCCGAAAAGCGGTGTTGTGAGTGCAGAGTCATCGTCCATAACTATAGAAGATATCCAACTCGTTGCTGACAGCTTAACGTCCACGAAAGACTTATCTTGTATTCCTGTTCCGCTAGTAGCGGAGAAGTCCATTGTTAGCCCGTCCATAAATCCACTGACAGTTATACTGCCGTTGTTATGTAGCATAAGACAGACTATATCTTGTCTGCGACTCATAAAATCCAACTGATTCAGTTTGTTGTCTAAGCGAGGTAGCTGTATGGTGATATCTGTATTAACGATACCTAATCCACCGCTAGTGGTCTTAGACTCTGAGAAGGTCGTAGAGCCGTCTTTTTTGTTGTGCTGAAAACTAACAGAGTTCGTAAGGTCTAAGCTCGTTAGCGTCGTTCCTGTGACAGTATCGAACGCCATAGTTAAGTCGCACTGCTTCCCTAGAACAACAGCTTTGATACCGCCTACGTCCATCAACTGACAGTTGATATCTATGTCGCTAAATGCTATTGAACAGTCGAAAGCCATATTAATTATTGATTGTGGTTAGTTAGAAAAAAGGGCGGGGTTGCCCCCACCCCCTAAAGTATTCTATGCAAGATATTATCCTGCGATTGCAGTCCAATTAGCAGCAGTCAAAGCAAAAGCCAAAGAGCTTTCTTCTCCTGTTAAAGTCAATTGGTAACGGTTCTTGTCAGTACGTGAAGCACCTGAAGTTCCGTCAACAGTTCCTGCGTACAATCCGTACTCGAAACCAACTAAGTGGTGAGTACCCGCAGCAGTCTGAACGAAAGCTACCAACTCAGCACCACCTACAGCCATTTGCTCAAGAGCATCACGCTTCGCAACACTCATTACAGGGAACTCGATAGCGATAGTAGGAATAGAAGAAACAGAGCCGTCTCCGTTTACAGTTTTAACGTCATTGAATACAGAGAAACCATCTTTGTTATTGAAGTTCAATTCAACAACATCACCGTCAGCTAACAAGTCAGCAGTAGTAGGTGTGATAGTAACTTGTCCGTAGTTAACGTTTGTCTTGTCAGCCTCAACTGATACAAGAGCATCTAGGTCAGCTTTTTCTCCGATTAAAACCTGAGTCAATCCACCAACGGGAAGGTCAGTACAAGAGAAAGAGATACCTGAAAGATTTACATTACAAGCCATTTTTTTATGTCTTTTAGGTTAGTTAAGGAGAGAGCCTAAGCTCTCCCCCTCACTGTTAATTAATTGATTAAGCGCGGTCTTTAGCGTAAACGATTTCCTCAGCCTTAAGGTAAGAGAAACCTAACTTGAACTGACCCCATACTTTGTCAGAAGACAATTCAGCTTCGTACTTCATATCGATAGCTTTAACGTCGTTGTAGTCGTCAGTAAGCATTACGATGTTGTCAGGAGCAGAAACGAGAACCTCGTTAGCAGCCATTGACGGGAAGTGAATGATTTCCATACCCAAGTATTGTGGGATAGCGCCTTCGATGATACCTTGTGGAGTAGTCGTGAACTTGTCAGCGATAGCCAATTGGTAGCTTTGGTAAGCAGCAGTACCCATAAAGAATGCAGGACGGTAAGCACGGTCAGCATCTCCGAAGATAGCAGACAACATAACGTCGCTCATTGCACCGTAAGAAGCCTCTAGAACACCTAAGATGTTAGTCTTAGAGATAGCAGCAACGTTAGTGTCTAATGCGATGATAGAAGCATCAGCGTTCAATTCAGTAACTAATTTGCTAGCAGCCAACTCAAGAGCTTTCTGAGCAGATAATTTAGCGAAGTAATCGAAAACCCAATCCTTGAACTCAGCGTCCATAGTCTCAGCATTGTGCTGACCTTTCTTAAGCATCAAACCACGGTAAGAAGTCTCAAGAGCATCTTTACAGTTTAGGAAAGACCACTTGTAAGTATCAACGCTCATTTCTTTCTCTGCGATAGTTGCAGTAGACTGAGGGTCGAAAGCACATAGGTCTGTACCGAATACTAATGCACCGTCAAAGATAGGAACATTTACTTTGTTTTTAACGCCGTCAACCAAACGGAAGCGGTTTAATACACCTGCACTTTTCACCATAGTGTCGATGAAAGTATCAGGACGTCTGTCGCCGTAAGGCAAGTTTGAAATAGATAAACTCATTTTGTTTTTGTTTAGAGTATTATTATTAGTAATTGATTATTTGAAACGAGCAAAGAAGTCGTTAACTAAGTTAACCTTCTCAGGAGTGATTCCGTTGAACTCAAGAACGGTGTTTGGCTCTTCTGCAACTTCTTCTTCATTCTGAAGTGCTGCAAATTCCTCCTCAACCTTTTCTTCGTTAACTTCTTCTTCCGCAGAAAACTCTTCCTCTACTGTTTCTTCTACAACTGTCTCGTCAACGACGGACAGCTCTTCTTCTACAACCTCAGCAACTTCTTCTTGAACTTCTTCAGCAACAACCTCAGGAGCAGCCTCAACAGCTACCTCTTCAATTGCTTCCTCAACGTTCAACTCGATAGAAACCTCTTCTGTAGTCTCGACAACCTCCTCTACAGGAGCGTTGAAGTTCTCAAGTTGAGCAGCGAACTCAGCGTTCTGAGCCTCTAAAGCCTCAATGCGCGTAATCATTTTGCCCAACTCCATACCAAATGAAAATTCGTTCATTTCTTGTTTCGTATTAGTTAGTTCTATATTCGCCTCAATTTCAATAGAGAAGCCATTTACCTCTCCGTCCTTGATAGCGTTGAATAATTCATCAGACTCAATCTTAGTCTTAACGAATACTGTTCCGTTAGGAAGGTCATAACCGTAGTCCTTAGACTTATCGTTGTCAGACTCTTTCTTCCAAACTTCTAGCATAGTCACATCGTGCGTGTCGTACGAGTGGTGTATGCCGAATGAGTTCCAAAGTCCGTCTTTACTGTACTTGTACATAATCTCATTGATTATCTCCTCAGTAAATTGGACATTGTAATAACCCTTCTCAGGGGAATGTCTGAGTATAGGTTTGTTAGGAATCATAATAGGGCCTACTACTTCTTTCTTCTCAGAGTTAGCAAACTCCAACTTAGGAGCTTCTTGCTGACTAAAGTATAGGAAGTTCTCTTCGATAGCAGGCTTGTCTACTAATGATATCTTATACATACCCTCTACAAAGTCGTCTAGGGTAATGTTAAATAATGGTAGTTCGTTCATAGCATCAAATTCTTGTTCGCTCATTGAGTTACGTAGAGACTCGGCTTTCTTAATAGCCCAATTAACTCCTGACGTTCCGCCCCAACCTAACCAAGCAACATAGCCTCTATCCTTCCAAGGAGTAGATTTGTACTTAGGGTCAATCGTAGCGTTCTTTTGGTGGCGCTTAAAAGCAGCCATACGAGCGATTGTTTTGTATGAGAGTTTTTCATTGCTAGCCAATTGGTTTGCACGAGTCCACCCCACAGAGGTCATTCCCTTGACTTCGCTACCATACTTCTTCTTCCAAGCCAACACTTTCTTAGCGTTGTTAGAGGCAGATTCAGGATAGTCATTATATGTAGC